GCTCACAGATATTTGAGTGGAAACAAATTGCCGAGAGAGGTTGCTGTTAATCCGTCAGCAAAATCCAGTATTCAGAATCATGGTTCAGCATTAAAAAACTGGAGACAAAACATAGTAGCTGAAGCTCCTGCTCCGATAAAGACTACTGGAAAGTCATATAATCCACACTCTATATATCAAGGCACTATGCCCAAGCCTTCTCTTATGGACAGGATCTCTAGAGGAACCAATCGATTGGTTGATAGGGTTTCGACGCTATAATCATTGTTCATGGCTAAAAAAATGGATGGGGGTGCGATGACTTGCACCCCCATTGTCATACATCCACATACATTCGAACGTCGGTGTCAACCAGTTCCTTCGGAGTAAACGTATGGGTTCCGGTTGCCATCCTGACATCGAAAAATTCTTTCTTGTTGGCATCCCATTTTGCAAGGGCACCATACACTGTAATCAGATTATACTTGCCTGCATTCAGTTGCTTGATCTTCGCTTCACTTAACATATTTCCTCCATTGTTATTGACGGTACAGAACCTGGCTGGGGTCGGGGGCCAGTCAGGGTCTCCCTGACGGGCCGAAAGATGATCCTGAACGATGACATCTCGTTCAGGATCATCGTGCCAGTCAGCCAGCTCAAGTTGTGCGAACTGACTGTAATTCTTATGCTCCGTAACAGAGCACGCGGAATCATTTCCGATTCCCTACCGTCTTCTTGACTACCTGTTTCGTTCAACAAACTCTGTGGTTTTGTTAACAACTTTCTTCACCAATTCGGCGCCGTCATACACGACCGGAACAGCCGCTTTGATGAAATGAGCGACGGAATCGACAAACTCTACGATTCCTTTCATGTACTCCTCTTTACTGCCTACTACTGCTTCTGAAGCTTTCGTCATGGCACCTCCGTACCGTGATGGAAGCACAGCTCCCCTGTGCAGGGTCAGCCGTAGATGTGTTGTCGAACAATAGCGTCGGCGCGTTGATTCATTGCGTCTTCCGCATGCCCTCTAACCCACCTGAAGCTGAAGGACTCAAACTCGGGGGTCAGTCCATTCAGCTGCTTCCACAGGTCTTTATTGAGGACCGGCTGGCCATTACCTTTGCGCCATCCGTTTTTCTTCCATTCAGGAAGATATTCCTCAAAGTTGCATGCAACATATTGGGAGTCAGTGCATACAACTACGGAGTGTTTTTGTACTTCTGAAGATTGTTTGATCATTGTAATGAGGGCCATAAGCCCGTTTATGACAGCAATCATTTCCATACGATTATTCGTTGTGTTTTCAACACGGCCACCACTTTCGTAGACCATGTTACCAGATTCATCTATGATAATAAATCCGAATCCGCCAGGACATCCGGCGTCTCTTTTATTTCCTGAGCATCCACCATCGGTGTAGATGGTATATCTCACGAGACCACCCCCATACTTGATTGAGATAGGCGAATAAGCGAACATGAGCCATGTGCTCATCTTCACACCACGCATATGGCGCAACACCATATAGTGATCGCTATGGGTTATCTGGCGGATTCGGACGTTTCTGTTTCGGATTTTGATCCAAATTTGGACTTCTCAAATTCGAGCAGCTGGTTCATATATATGGCACCATGAACCTTATCGACAGATGAGAGGTAGGCTGCCCATCCCTTGAGTTCTCTGAGTCTTGCTCTGGTTGTCTTGGATGGATGCTTGTTGATGGCATTGAATACCTGTGCCCTGAATAGCTTCACACGACTTCGTTGTATTGATGTTTTCACATTGACAACGACGCCACATATTCGCATTCGACCATGCTTGGTCGTATACCTTGTCTTCTTAATGTTTGGCTTGAATCCATAAGCCCACAGCAAACGATAAGCTTTCTTCTTGGTTAATTCAATCAGTTCGGTTTTGTTGTGTGTTCTGGTTGAAAATGCAAGATCATCAGCATAGCGAGAATAGATAATTCCGAGGTCTTCACAATACTTACCCATGGACATATCAAAGCCGCGCATAACAATATTCGCCAACGTCGGGGATGTTGGGAACCCTTGCACAGCGAAACCATTGACAGTACACAGGTCAATGACTCTTGTAAACAATGATTGATATCCTGTTTCTTCACAGTAGTTTGGAATGAATACGGCTTTTATCTCTTCACATCCACATTCAAACTTCTGTGCCTTATTCTTGTAAAGTGATGGATGGCACTTTCCCTCACGCATCCGATCCCAGTGTTTACAATATCGGCAGACATTCATATTGCCGAATAGACAGTTCTTGAGATGGTTGGCACTGATAGTATCAAAGAAACTCTTGATATCAATCTTGCCAAGCACACTCGCACCGACATGCAGATTTGCATTGGTGACGATACCGCGCTTGTGTACGAAGCCATGCGCGTATGGAGATGGTTTATATCTTTTCAGGAGTTTCCAATAAACGCTTTTCTGTACATACTTCAGTGGGGCGTCAGGAGCAATGATAGTCCGCTTGCCGCCATCGCGTTTTGGAATTTCGATCTTACGAATATGCTGTGCTTTATTGGCCAATAGAGCATCAACCTGATCTACTGGCTTACCAAAGATTTCTATAAAGTTGAAGTTACTGAACTGCGGTTTTGCTGTCTCCATCGTTAAGTGTATCTCCCACTGCGGCTTTCTTTTGTGCCTGCATTCTGGCGTCCTGTATATTGGGCGCCTGCCCTGTCTTGACCATTTCGGTCGCAGCCTGCTCTATTGGATCGTCCGAGGAAACCCCGTACTTTTCCATTTCTTCCTTCATATCATAATCTCCATTCAGGTTAATGCACATATCGTCAAGAAACCGATCACGATATTTTGCATTGATGACACACCCTCCAACATTGAAATGCCCACCACCAGTTTTCTTGTACGAAAGCTGATTGAGCATGTTTCCAATATTGATTTCGTTCTTTCTGGTAGACCACTTGTTAGCACCGATCTGGATATACAACTGACCGCCGCTATTCTTTGTAATGCGTATCGCATAACCAAGATCCGGTTTGAAGTAATATTCAGAATATCGCGGATATTGATTTGGACGCTGCTGTTCGATAACGCTGAAATTCTGATAGACAACCATTGTCTTCGATGCTGCCTGGGCTTTGTTGCGAAGATTTTCGACATATCGTTCGTCAATCTCCAAACACTTCATTGCCCTGTCAACATCGAGAATCTTATTACTGATCATTTCCACAATACGACAGAACATCATCGACGATGGAAACTCAGTTTCCAGATATGCAGATAGACACATAATGGGAGATGTGTCTTCAAAAAACTCTTTTATTTGTACATAGCCAGCGTTGTCAATACGATCAATCTGATCTATCAACTGACCACAACTGACTTGTTTACGATCCAACCACCAGTCATCAGCCAGAGCATGCAGATACACTCGTGCTGCTGACAGAGCACTTGGATCATATATCACCTTCTTGTTTGCAACCGGGGCTGGACCAAATTGGTCGGAGTGATGATGGTCTACCCAGAGTGCAGCATGAGGCGTATATTCGTAATCAACCACTACTATACGGCTATCTTTTTTATCCGCGAGCGCTTTGGTTTGTGAGGAAAAAACAGCTCCTCGATTTGATGATTGAGATGGGTGGAGAATGATATCATGGTCATCTGCTATCATAGCATGATCGTGTAATGGAAACGCGATATACATAGCAGCTGTTACGATGCCATCGACATCATTGTGAAAGAAGAGATGTGTGTCCATTGTCCTCCGTTAGATAAAGTGGTCGCATAATTGTTATTTCAGATCGCTACCCAAAATAACAACCGCCCCGAGCAAGGAGGTACTCGGGGCGGTGGACAGCGAATGGCGGTAGGTCACTACACTGCCATGCGGGCGTTCTGCTGTCCTGGCGTTTTTCCATGGAACTTCTGGCGATGAATTCTGGTGTCGTTCTTTATTGACAAGGCCCTGTTACTGGAATTGATATCCGCACGGCGCTCTGATACTGATCTGAACCATTTCGTTCCAGTTAATTTCTGTTGATTCTGACCCTGCAGATCAGTCTTCTTGAATTGACTTGACGTTTCAGCCTGCTTCGGTGGAGATGGAGAATTGAGATTGGTAGGCGAGGTTGTGGTATTTGCCATGGTGGGCATCATGGCCACTCCGAGTTTGTGCAACTCATCCTCAAATGCTGCTTCTGCAATCTTGTGCAATATTGGATGTGTCATATCATGTCCGCCAGCCTATGAAGCGTGTCGTACGATGACGTCTTCTGTATGCCTGAGCTTGCTAGACCACGATTGAAAAAGAACTTGGCTATTTGGGTATTCTCAGTCTTGTTTGCCTGAGCGAACTGATCTGCCATTTGATTCTGAATTGCTTCATTCTCGATCGCGTTCTGCTCAGCAAATGCATTGGCCATCGCCGTACTCATGCGTGATGCGCCAATTCGATGTCCAATCAGGCCGGCACCAGTCAAGGCACCAGCGCCAGCAACTCCAAGTCCAACGGCTTTCATCGCCTGAATTGTCGAAGGGGAAAATGGCATGATAATCCTTTCTGGTAAATACACATGGGTTCATGTATAATTATGACAGAAAGATACTTCAAATGCAACAATGAATCCATCTTTCGTGAATATACTACAAAAAGTATTATATATTTCATAGTATGGGACTGAACATGAGCAAACTACCCTTTGAGAAGTTCATCATCACGTTTCTCTTACTGAACAAAGACATCGGCTGGATTGTCGAGAAGGCCAAAGAGTTTGGATACTGTGTTTCTCCAGCTGAAGTGAAGGAACTGTTTGATGATCTTCGAGATACGTTGCCACCTGCCATCAAGCAGGAGGTCAACGAGCGCGTGACATTTACCATTGATAAGCCAGAACACGCTCAATGGCTCGAACACTTTGAGATAGCTGAATTCTACGACTTTCTTCTTCGTAAGAATGAAAGACTGAAGGAACCGCCTCCGTATTTCAAATGGTTCAGAGATATCGTATGGATGCATAATAATCAGGATGTACTCGCCATTGTCAATATCTTCATTTTCAATGGTGAACCGCTTGAATCTATTTCCGATGTGATATCGTTCAAGTATAAGAAGAAGATTGGCATTGATACGTTGAAGATTCATCAAAGAATCTTCTGGAATACTGCACTCCTGTCGGCAACAGAAGCCCTATATCACTGTCTATACTTTCGTTCAAATGCTTTGATTATCAAGAAGATTCGTGGATCATCAGCCTTTGATTCTGCAACGGTATTGAATAATGACCAAACAGATGGGTCTGAAATATCATTTGTCTTTCATGATAATAACTATATCAAATGGAAGATAGGGTATCCTGTTATTCGAGTACCTACAGCCAAAGACTTTCTAGAGAAGGTCAAGACTGATAGCTATTACAAATACTATGAAGCCATGAATATGGATCAGAGTATTGAGGTAGAAGAGGAAGAAGGAACCAGCGCAGAACTTGGTGATTATGATCGTACGAAGACTCGTCGACGCAATGTCGAGGAGCAACGTGCTCGTGCGGCCAAGCATTGGATGGAGTTGTTTGTCAAGGCAGACAAAGCTATACCTAACGGGGCAATGGAATCAGATGACTTCTTTAAGAAGATGGATCAATTAGAATTAGACTTCGGTGACGCTGATGAGAAGATCGTATCGATTGATAATGCTAAGGACATCCTTACGGATATTCGAAACGATGTTCGCTGATGCCAGTAACTCCAATTCAATTTGCCAGCAGTATCTTTCAATTGAATGGCATGCCCCTCAAGTTGCCGGCTTCATCTATGCGGCACTTGTTTCCTATTTACAATAACGCAGCCAATACTATTCTCCTGAAGTTTGGCAGACAGACTCACAAGTCTACCACACTTGGGTATAAGATCGTTATCCCGTGTGTGAAGTACTCCAACTACCATTCCCTGTATGTGGCCCCTACAGGGCACCAGGTTTCAGTCTTCTCATCAGATAAGCTCGATGGAGCCATCGCTGGCTCCGACGTGATTAGCGGGCATTACACGAGCCCTAGAGAGACAGATCAGGTCACCTATAAGGAACTGGCAAACGGAAGCAAGATCTACTTGCGATCCGCCTACCATACAGCCGACTCAATCCGTGGTATTTCAGCTGACCAGACTACGATTGATGAGGTACAGGACATTGTCAGTGACAACATTCCTGTTATCGAACAGTGTATGTCACATTCATTGGCAAAATGGGAAAGCATGCGTGCGATTACCCCCACCCTTCCAATGCATGTGTTCAACTCTAAAATCTATGCTGGCACTCCTAAGACATTAGATAATACACTGGAGAAGTATTGGAGCAAATCCACACAGAATGAATTCCTTATTAAGTGTGGGCATTGCAATCATTGGAATTACATAAATGAACACAACATCGGTCCAACGTGTCTTGTATGTAATAAATGTAGCCTGCCTATTCATTATGATGATGGCCAGTGGGTATCACTGAACCCTGGTGCATTCATACACGGATATCGTTTACCACAGATAGTTCTGAAATGGATTAACAATCCACAGAACCCAACAGCGTGGATTCAGAATGTTATTCAGACTCAGTCTATTTATTCCAGTGAGAAGTACTATAACGAAGTCTTAGCTCTATCGTATGCCAATGCTCGCAATCCACTGAACTATTCAGAAATGAAAGCTGCATGTGGTGAGCACGATATGGTAGATCCCGATACTGCATATCGCAAATCCATCATTGGTGACAATCCAATGTATG